GTAGCATTGCATACAACAACAGCAATTGCAGCAAATACAACAATTTATATTGATTGCAAGCAAGTAATTCCAGCAAATGCTACACCAAAAACAATTGTAGGCGGAGCATCTGCTACAACAATTAATCTTCATATTAGCGGAATGGAGATTGTATAATGGGTATTTCAGTAATTCCTGCGCCTAGCGCAGCAAGTAAAACTAGATATATAACAACACTTACTTCTGGTACTTCTTATACTGTTCCCGCTGGTGTAACTTATATAAATGTTACATTGTTTGGCGGTGGCGGTGGCGCTGGCGGTGGAAGAAATGGTGCAGGTTATGTTCCTCAACCTGGTCTTCCTGGTGTTGTTATTGCTAGTAATTTAGTAACTACTCCTGGTGACACAATAGCCTACGCAATCGGTGCTGGTGGTACTGGTGGTACTTCTGGCGCTAGTGCTACTAGTGGTAGTGCTGGTGGCAATACAACATTTACTGGCGCAACTACTGCCACTGGTGGCGATGGTGGTGCTAATGGAAAACTTGGTACTGGTGGTACTGGCACGGCTGGTGCGGGTGCTAATAATGGAGGCGGTGCTAGTGGACCTGGATTTGAAAGCAATGCACCTGGTAATGGTGGTACTGGTGGTGCGGGCAAAATTGAAATTGAATACTGGGCATAGGAGATAAAATGAAACTATTTGCAGTTATTGAAAACAACACAGTAGTCAACATTATTGTTGGCGTAGAAGATGAAGTAGTTGCTGCTAACCCTGGCAAATATATTGAATATACAAATGGGTGGGACTATAATAATGGTATTGATGGTGGAGTATTTTTTCCCGCCCCAATAGTAGAGGTGACTGAATAATATTATGGGTAAAGTTGTTAGAGTATATGATGGAACAGCATGGCAAGATCTTGCTATTTCTACCCCCGTCGGTGCTCAGGGAACTACTGGCACACAGGGAACAACTGGCACCCAAGGAACTACTGGACCACAAGGAACTACTGGCGCACAAGGAACTACAGGAGCTCAAGGAGCTACTGGTACACAGGGAACTACAGGAGCGCAGGGAACAACTGGGGCTCAAGGTACAACTGGCCAAGCAGCGCTTACAAACTCTTCAATTAATTCAAATATAACGTTAGTAGCGGCAAATAGATATTTTGTAGATACAACAGCAGCAAGATCTTTAACGCTTCCAGTATCTCCATCAGTAGGAGACGAAGTTCAAGTTTTAGATGCATCAGGAACGGCGGGAACGTATAATATTACAATAGTAAGCGGCGGTAAGATTAATGGAACAACACAAGACGCAACTCTTGATGTAAATGGAGTAGCAGCAGTATTTGTATATACTGGATCTACATATGGATGGAGAATGGGATAATGACAATAAAATATTCAAGTTTAAGCGGAGTTCCAAAAGGAACTACTGCTAACCGTCCAGATTCTCCAGCTGTTGGCGATGTTTATTACAATGGAACATTAGGAATTATGGAAATTTACACGGCTACTGGATGGTCAGCGCTTGCAGGAATCGCACCAGACTCTCCTGTAGATGTCTCTGCCGTAGACATTGGCACAGGTATTGCTTATAGTACGGGTTCTGCAGATATATCATTTACTGCTGGTGGAGGCGGGCCTTCTACAAGCTTTATCGTTACTCCAACTCCAACAACCTCTCCAACGACATTTACTGGTACATCTTCTCCAGTAAGAGTGACTGGTTTAGAAAACGGAACTTCATACTCATTTACAATTCAATCAAGAAATGGAATTGGTACTTCTAATTCAAGTGCTGCTACTAATTCTATAACAGCTACATCAGTTCCAGCAGCTCCAGTATCTGTTACAGCAGTTCCAAGATCTAATAGCGCAATAGTTTCTTTCACTCCAGGAGCATCTGGCTCAAAAGCAATATCTTCATATACAGTTACATCATCTCCAGGAAATTTTACAGGTACAGGCGCATCTTCTCCCATAACAGTGACTGGTCTTACAAATAATACTGCTTACACATTTACAGTAACAGCAACAAACGCTAATGGAACATCAACTGCAAGTACTGCTAGCTCTTCAACAACACCCATACCTGCTACTTCTACAGTTGAATATCTTGTAGTTGCAGGTGGAGGTGGCGGAGGAGTCGGATTTGCTGGCGGTGGAGGTGCAGGTGGATTTAGAACAGCATCTGACTTTGCAGTATCTTCTGGATCTGCTATTACAGTTACAGTAGGAGCTGGCGGCTCAGGTGGATATAATGCATACAGCGGATCCGACCCAACAAATGGAAATAATTCAGTATTTTCTACAATAACCTCATTAGGTGGAGGATCTGGTGGATCTAACACTGATTGGGGAGTCTCTAAAGCGCCACAGGTAGGAGGCTCAGGAGGCGGACAAAGAGGCGGACAAGGATCTGGAGCTGCTGGAACCGCAGGGCAAGGAAATGCGGGCGGAAATGCTGGCCCAAGCAATTCATACCCATCAGGCGGCGGCGGTGGTGGAGCTGGCGCAGTCGGCAGCAACGGCACTGGAACTACCTCTCCAAGCTCAACTGGTGGTGCTGGAGGAGCTGGAGCATCTTCTTCAATTACTGGATCTGCAATAACATACGCTGGCGGAGGCGGCGGCGCAGGTGACGCAGGCGGCGGTGGAGCGGGTGGTTCGGGCGGAGGCGGCGCAGGAGTAAGAACTTACTATGGAACTCCAGCTAGTGGAACAGCAAATACTGGAGGCGGTGGAGGTGGCGGACAAAGTAGCACGCCTGCAGGAGCTGGAGCAGGCGGATCTGGAATAGTTATCATTAGATATCCAAATACATTTTTAGATGCGGTATCTACAACAGGATCACCAACAATTACTAATACTGGTGGTTACAAAATTTATAAATGGACAGCATCAGGAAGTATCACATTTTAATATATAGATAGATTTAAGCATTAAATAATGCTAAAATAAGACATACTAAACAGGAGGTAATAAATATGGCACATTGGGCCGAGTTAGACGAAAATAATGTAGTAACAAGAGTTCTGGTAGGAGATAATAATGATCCAAATGGTGACGAAGGTTACCAATGGTTAATTGATAATCTGGGTGGAACTTGGGTAAAGACTTCATACAATTCAATTGCAGGAAAGCGTAGAAATCCTGAGACAAATGAAATTACAGATGAGGCGGGATTCCGAAAGAATTACGCAGGAATTGGTTATTCATATGATTCACAGAGAGACGCATTTATTCCGCCAAAGCCATTTGCTTCATGGATTCTAAATGAGGATACATGCAATTGGGCGGCACCAACAGAAATGCCTGTTGAAGAAGGCAAGTACTTTACATGGAATGAAGAAACAGTATCATGGGAATCTCATGATATTCCTACAGAATAATTAAATGACAAGAAGCAGAGATGTAGCAGATATATTAAATGCAGCCAACGTGTTGGCTACAGATGTAGAAGTTGCTGCTCTATTAGCAGGATATAAGCAAGAAACAACTTCTGCTATATCCTCTAATACAAATTTAGTGGTAAATAAAAGATACACTGTTACATCCGCTTCTGCTTTAACTTTAACATTGCCAGCATCACCAGCAGTAAATAATCAGATTGATATATTTGATGCATCAGGAAATGCCGCAACGTATAATATAACAATAGCAAGAAACGGTAATTTAATTAACGGAAATGCAGGAAATTTTATAATTGACGCCAATGGTTATTGGGCCTCTTTAGTTTATACAGGCGCTACATATGGCTGGAAGGTTGGATAATGGCAGACATCAAAGCAAGTAGTTTAGGTGGAGTTCCAAAAGGAGCTACTGCAAACCGTCCAGATCCAGCTGCAATTGGTGACGTATTTTACAATGGCACGTTAGGTCAAATGGAAATTTATACAGACAGCGGATGGTACGCTGAAGGAGCACCAGCTCTTTCTCCAACTTCTATGTCAGCATCTAACACTCCTGCTGGACGTGCATACAATAATGGTCTAGCAACTGTTTCATTTTCTGCAAACCCACTAGGTGGAATTCCAGTTACATATACAGTAACATCTTCCCCAGGTTCATTTACTGGAACTGGAACTTCTTCTCCAATTACTGTAGCAGGACTACAATCAAATACTGCTTACACATTTACAAATATTGCAACAAATAGTTATGGTGTTAGTCAGGCATCGTCTGCTACATCATCAATTACAGCAACAACAGTTCCACAGGCTCCTACCATTGGAACCGCCACAGCAACTGGTTCAACTGGAACAGTATCATTAACTTTTACAGCAGGAGCAACTGGTGGATCATCAATTACTAATTATAAATATTCAACTGATGGAACAACATATACTGCATTTTCATCAGCACAAACCACAAGCCCATTAACTATTACAGGTCTTACAGATGCTACTTCTTATACATTTTATTTAAAAGCTGTAAATGCAAACGGTGATTCTTCTGCAAGCTCAGTATCTAATTCTGCAACTCCTGGTGTATTTTCATTATTATCAGTTACATCAAACGGCCTAGTCACATCAGATTCAACATATTATTACAGAACATTTACAGCAAACTCATCATTAACGGTTCAGGGAGCAACACTTGTTTCTGATGTATTAGTAATTGCTGGTGGCGGAGGAGGAGGAAACCCTTGGGCATCAACAGGCGCTAAAGGTGGAGGATCTGGTGGTGGAACCTTATTTTCTAGCCAATCTATCCCCGCATCAACAGTTGCAATAACAGTTGGCGGAGGAGGCGGCGGAGGAATTGCAAATAATGGTGGAAGTGCAACTAAAGGAATTAATTCTCAGTTTGGAGCTTTAACTTCTGTAGAGGGCGGAGGAGTTGCAACTAATGGTGGTGATATTACTGGAGGAAGAAATCCTGGATACGGATTAGGAACCCCAGCAAACACAACTATTGATGGAACAAATGCATACTCTTCCTGGGCACCAGTAACTGCATTAGGATATTCAGGATATATTGGTGGAGGTGGAAATTTTGGACATGGCGGAGGTAGTTCAGATTCACCAGGAGGCTTAGGCGGAGGAGGAAAAGGATCTTCTTATTATGGAGTCACTGGAGGACCAACTGGAGGAGCAGCAAACACTGGATCTGGTGGCGGAGGAGCAGGCGGCGGTAATGGTGGACAGAGTGGTGCTGGCGGAGGATCAGGAATTATCATAATGCGTTACTTAAAAGCAGCAGTTGGTGGATAGTTTAATTTAATACTGATATAATATAATATATATAACTAGGGGATACGTGAACTAAGTTGGCAGATAAAGATTTTAAAGTTAAATCAGGACTAGATCTTGGTACCCCGCTTCCCTTAACAGAGGGCGGAACAGGACAAACATCTGCCACTAATGCTCTTAATGCATTACTTCCAGTACAAACATCAGCAAATGAACAATATTTAAAATCGGACGGAACCAATGCAACTTGGTCATCTATAGTATCTTCATATGTTGCTATGCCAGCTACTGCTGTATCATCTAATGTAACTTTATCTGCAAACAATCAATATTTTGTAGACACAACATCTGCTAGAACACTTACTCTTCCCGCCTCACCTTCAACAGGTGATCAGATTTATATTTTTGATGCTTCAAATAATGCATTAACAAATAATATTACAGTTTTGCCAAATAGCAATAAAGTGCAGGGATCAGTTCAAAATCTTATTATTGATTCAAATGCAGCAACTGTAGCATTAACATATACTGGATCATCATATGGGTGGGCGGTTAATTAATGGCTATTAATTATTCTATTATAAATGGTATTAAATATTTAGCAGGTACTACTGCTTCCCGCCCAGCAAATCCAGTAGATGGATCAACATATTTTAATACAACCCTTGGATCATTACAAATTTATCAAAATAGTGAATGGTATGCATTTCAATCTGTTGTTGCTCCATCTGTTCCTACCTCTGTTGTTGCAACAAATGTTGGAACAGGTAGAGCATATAATAATGGATCTGCATCTGTAGCATTTTCTCCAGTTACAGAAACTGGCGGGGCACCCGCAAGTTTTACTGTAACATCAACACCAGGTTCATATACAGCAAGTGGAACAAGTTCTCCAATTGTTGTAACAGGTTTACAATCATCAACTGGATATACATATGCAGTTACTGCAACAAATAGCGCAGGAACATCTTCTGCAAGTTCTTCATCATCTTCAGTTACCGCCACAACGGTGCCACAGGCACCTACAATTGGCGCAGCTACTGGAGCAAATGAAAGCGCAACCGTAGCATATACAGCAGGAGCAACAGGCGGTTCTGCTGTTACAGAATATAGAGCAACTTCTTCCCCAGGTGGATTTACAGGAACTGGTTCATCACCAATTACAGTTTCAGGTTTAACAAATGGAACAGCTTATACTTTTACGGTCACTGCAACAAATGCAAATGGAATTTCTGCAGCAAGCGCTGCAAGTGCTTCTGTTACACCATTTTCAGGCTTCCTTGTTGACTATCTTGTTATCGGCGGTGGTGGTTCTGGTGGCGTTGGCGGTGGCGGAGGTGCAGGTGGATATCGTACATCTATTGGTGGTTCACCCCTAGTAGTTGATGGAAATAATGTAACGGTTACTATTGGTGCTGGTGCTACTGGTATAAGCAGCGGAACAGGTGTCTCTGGTTCTCCAAGTGTGTTTTCAACAATATCATCTGCAGGTGGTGGCGGAGGTACTGGAGACGCTGCTGGTTTTAATGGTGGTTCAGGCGGTGGCGCAGGTGGACCTGGTTTTAATGGTGGTCTTGGTAATACTCCTTCAACTTCTCCTTCGCAAGGAAACAACGGTGGTACTGGACTTGGGACTAACGTTCAACAAGCAGGTGGAGGTGGCGGTGGAGCAGGTGGAGTTGGTGATAATGCTAGTTCAACTAGTGCTGCAGGTAATGGTGGAGCAGGTGCATCTAACTCGATTACAGGTTCAGCAGTAACACGAGCAGGTGGCGGTGGTGGCGGTGCTTATTTATTTAATGGCACAGGTTCATTCGGTACTGGTGGTTCTGGTGGTGGCGGTCGTGGTGGAGTTAATAACAATCCAGCGATAAGCGGTACTGAAAATACAGGTTCAGGCGGTGGCGGTTCGGGTTGGTCATCCAACGGTAACCTTGCTGGTGTTCAAGGCTCTGGCGGATCAGGAATTGTTATTCTTAAATATGCTGACACTAAAACAATTACAGTTGGTGCAGGGTTAACAGGTTCAACAGCTGCACCAAGTGGTGGCTACAAAGTAACAACAATTACCGCTGGTACAGGAAATGTGAGTTGGGTATAATGGCACATTACGCTTTTTTAGATAATAACAATATAGTAACAGAAGTTATTACTGGCATTGACGAAACAGAACTTATTGAAGGATTAGATACTGAAACTTGGTATGGCAACTTTAGAGGCCAAACCTGTAAGCGTACAAGTTACAATAACAATATAAGATTTAACTTTGCTGGAATTGGTTTTTCATATGACAGTAATCGTGATGCATTTATTTCACCAAAGGCTAACTGTCACGATGAAGAAACCCTTAATGAAACAACTTGTCGTTGGACTTGTTCTAACACTGAACACAATGGAGGAACTAATGACATCTAATTTCTCAAAGAAAAATACTTTTATATATCCATCAGGAACTACTGCAGATCGCCCATCTGCTGTAAATAATGGATTTATTTATTTTAATACAACAGTGGGCGCATTGCAGATTTATCAGAATGGTTCTTGGTATGTATTAACTAATATAAATGCGCCAGGTGCACCAACTTCTGTTGTTGCAACAAATCAAGGAAGTGGGCGGCCATATAATAATGGACAAGCGTCTATTGCATTTACTCCCGCTACAGAAACATTTGGTTTTCCTGCAATATATACAGTAACTCCAACACCTACTACATCTCCCGCCACATTTACAGGAACCTCAACTCCAATTCTTGCAACTGGATTATCATCATCTCAATCTTATACATATACAGTTTCTGCTACAAATAATACAGGAACATCTTCTGCAAGTTCTGCCTCATCAGGTGTTACTGCAACGACAGTTCCACAGGCACCTACAATTGGCGCAGTTACTGGAGGAAATGCAACTGCAACTGTAGCATATACAGCAAATGGTACTGGTGGAGAATCTGTAACATATACAGCAACTTCATCTCCTGGTTCATTTACAGGAACTGGTTCATCACCAATTACAGTTTCAGGTTTAACAAATGGAACAGCTTATACTTTTACGGTCACTGCAACAAATGTAAACGGAACTTCTGCGTCAAGTAGCGCAAGCAGTAGTGTAACTCCAACCTCATCATTTTTAATAGATTATGTTCTTCTTGCAGGCGGTGGCGGCGGAGGAGGCGTAACCGCATATTCTTCAGGCGGAGCAGGTGGAGGAGCTGGAGGCTATAGATATTTTACAGGCCAATCAGTAACTGGTGGAGTAACATATAGTATTAACGTTGGTGCTGGAGGTGCAGGAGGAAGCGGTGCAGTTAGAGGAAGTGTTGGTGTAACTACTTCAGCTTTTACGAATAGTTCTAGTGGCGGTGGCGGAGGTGGAGCACAAGCATCAGGAGAAACATCTGGAGGTTCTGGTGGTTCTGGAGGCGGAGCAACTGGTGGATCTGGAACAGTTGGAACTGGAAACGCAGGAGGATATTCTCCATCAGAAGGCAATAATGGTGGACTATACCACGCTACTGCTTCAGACAGCGCTGGAGGAGGTGGAGGTTCAACATCTGTTGGAGGAAATGCAGGTCCCTCTACTGGATCATATAATGAAATAGGAGTTGGAGGCGTTGGAGGCAGCGGAACTCAAAATCCAATTACTTCAGTATTTTATGCAGGTGGTGGCGGTGGCGGATTTTATGCAGGTTGGCCATCATATACTGGAACTGGCGGCGCAGGCGGAGCTGGAGGAGGAGCAACTGCACCTAGCTCAAGAACAAACGGTAATAATGGAACAACCAATACAGGTGGTGGTGGTTCTGGAGCTACAGGTGGAGCTCAATCTACATCGACATTAGTTGGAGGAAGCGGAGGCTCAGGAAGAGTAATCATAAAATCACCAGTAGCAGCAGCATCTACTTCAGGAACTCCTTCATCTTCAACAAGCGGTGGATATTACATTTATCAATTTTTAAATAACGGAACAATTACATTTTAATCTATTTACATTATTTAATTATTATTGTATAATTAAAAAAACAGATAAGGATTATCATGAAAAGAAAAATCATAGAGTTTGCAAAACCTGAAGAATGGTACCCACCACTATCTTTGTCTAAACCTCCAGAGTGGTACAATAAAGAAAAATTTACCAATATCTCTGATATGAAATCTTTACCAGATGAAAAAAATATTAGACAGTGTATTCCAGTTATGGATTCTTACTACTCTGGATACACAATAGAAACTCCATGCGACCTAGCAGTAAGAATAGAAAATACTAAACCAGTAATAACTTGGTCAACAGCATCAATTAATCCAGTAAAAATTAGAAGCCATGAAATAGCTGGAGGCTTACCAATTCCACATGGACACAATGATAGCCATTTTGTCTGGAATTTTGATATGGTCTTAAAAACACCTGCTGGTTACAGTCTTTTGATTACCCATCCTCTCAATAGATATGATTTGCCATTTACAACACTATCTGGAATAGTAGATGCTGATATTATGCTTCATCAAGGCACCCTGCCATTTTTTATTAAAGAAGGCTTTGAGGGCTTTATCCCAAAAGGCACACCATATGCCCAAGTTCTTCCATTTAAAAGAGAGTCCTGGAAAAGCCAAGAAAATAAAGACCTCTATGAAAAAGGCAAGACCTTAACTATGCATTGTTCAGCCTCTAAAGGCTTCTATAGAAAGAACATCTGGCATAAAAAAGATTATAAATAATCCCTGCTATAATTAGATTATACCAATTAGGGGATATGTGAACCAGATTGTCAAATAAAGACTTTAAAGTTAAAAATAATTTGCAGGTATCAGGAATTACTTCTGAAGGCCCACTTATTTCTGATGCATTTGGCAACATTGATTCAACTTCTTCAATTGCAACACAATTTGGCGGAACAGGCACAACAACTGCTCCATCTTCTGGACAAATATTATATTCACAATCAGGAACAAATTATGCTCCTGCCACATTTTCATCTTTGCCAGGATTAGTTTCTTCAGGATTAACAGCATCTAGACCTGCATCTCCTACATCTGGACAATTATATTTAAATACATCTACTGGTCAATTAGAAGTTTATTCAAATAGTAATTGGTATGCTATAGCCTTAGCACCTTCCGCACCAACCATTGGTGCCGCAACAAATCAACCTTCGGGTCGTGCATATAACAACGGACAAGCATCAGTTGCTTTTAGCGCACCAACAACTTTAGGTATTCCAGCAAGCTATACAGTTACTTCATCTCCTGGCTCTTTTACTGCTACTGGATCATCATCGCCAATAGTAGTTACAGGCCTTCAATCAGCAACATCTTATACTTATAGGGTAACTGCAACTAATGGATACGGTACATCAAGTCAATCATCTGCATCCAGCGCAGTTACTGCTACTACAGTTCCACAAGCACCTACAATTTCATCAGTCACTAGTAGTAGCGGAAGCGCAAGTGTAGCGTATACAGCAGGAGCAACAGGCGGATCTACTATTACATCGTTTACAGCGACTTCTTCTCCAGGTGGACTTACAGGAACTGGCACTAGTCCAATTACAGTTTCTGGACTTACAAACGGAACATCTTATACTTTTACAGTAACAGCAACTAATGCTAATGGAACATCTGAGCCAAGTAGCGCAAGCAGTAGCGTAACTCCTGTAGCTATATTAGCAACAGGTGGAACACCTGCATCAGATGCAACATATTATTATAGAACATTTACTGGAAACGGAACACTTGGCGTTTCTGGAGGATCTATAACTGCAGATATTCTTGTAGTTGCAGGAGGAGGGGCTGGTACTGGTGGATTTTATGGAGCTGGAGGAGGAGCTGGAGGATTACAAAGCTTTTCTTCACAAAATCTTTCTATAGGAAATTATTCTGTAACAGTTGGAGCAGGCGGAGCACAGCAATCTAATTCTGTAAGTACTGGTGGATCTGGAAATAACTCTACCTTTGCTTCTTTAAATGCATCAGTAGGAGGAGGATGTAATAATGGTACTAGCGGTAGAGATGGTGGATGTGGCGCAGGCGGTCTAGGGGTAACAACTCCAAACACAGTAGCAGGTCCTGTTGGAACTGGCTCTCAAGGTTATAATGGAGGAAGCGGATCAGTTAATTCAGTTCCAGGAGGACAAAATTCAGGCGGTGGCGGTGGTGGTATGGGCGGAGCAGGAGGAAATTCAACTCAATACACAGATGGAGGGTCTCCAAGAGGAACTCCAGGAAATGGTGGAGTAGGTTCTTCTGCATTTTCAACATGGGCTTCCGCAACATCAACTGGAGACTCAGGTTTTTATTCTGGAGGAGGAGGAGGATCTTCACAGGGCGAAGGTGGCGGCGCCACAAGAGCTTCTGGAGGCACTGGAGGTGGAGGTGCTGGAAGTACAGGTTATAGCACTGCTCCAGATCCTGGAACAGCTAATACTGGCGGAGGCGGAGGCGCATCAGGTTGGGGAAACTTTAACTCTGGAAGATCAGGGGCTGGCGGTTCAGGAATTGTAATTGTTAGGTATTCACGAGCATCGGTGGGTGGATAATGGCTAATAAAGATTTTAAAATAAAAAATAAATTAATTATATCTGGTATAAGCACTTCTGGAATTTTAAATATTGATTCACAAGGAAATGTTTCTTCATCTTCTTATTTAGTTCCAATTCAAGGAGGCACTGGGGCAACTACAGCGCCATCTTCAGGACAAATTTTATATAGTTCATCTGGCACTAATTATAGCCCAACCACACTCTCTTCTTTGCCAGGATTAATAACATCAGGTCTAACAGGATCAAGACCAGCATCACCAGAAACTGGACAATTGTATTATAATACTTCATTAATGCAATTAGAATTTTATATTAACGGCAATTGGTATACTGTAGCTTCAGCACCTTCCGCCCCAACTATTGGTGTTGCAACAAATCAACCTTCAAGCCGTTCATATAATAATGGTCAAGCATCAGTTGCTTTTACGCCAGCAACAAGCTCAGGACTTGCAGCAAGCTATACAGTTACTTCATCTCCTGGTTCTTTTACTGCTACTGGATCTTCATCGCCAATAGTGGTTACTGGACTACAGTCAGCAACATCTTATACTTATAGGGTAACTGCAACTAATGGATACGGTACATCAAGTCAATCATCTGCATCCAGCGCAGTTACTGCTACTACAGTTCCACAAGCACCTACAGTCTCTGCCGTATCTGGTAACACAAATGCAGCATTAACTATTACGCCAGGTGCAACTGGTGGATCTTCAATAACAAGCTATTCAATAGTTTCAAGCCCAGTTACAACAACACAAACAACATCAAATACTTCTTACACATTTACTGGTTTAACTAATGGAACTTCATATACATTTACAGCTACAGCAACTAATGCAAACGGAACTTCTTTAGCATCTAGTGCATCTTCTAGCATAACTCCAGTTGATCCATACCCTGTAGTATCTGGAGGTACCTCTGCATCGGATGCAACTTACTACTATAGAACATTTACTGGAAACAATAATTTAGTTGTTTCAAATGCTGCATTAACTGCTGATATTTTGGTTATAGCTGGTGGAGGAGCTGGTGGATATGGATATGGAGGCGGAGGTGGAGCTGGAGAAATAAGATATGTTTCGTCTAGAAATATACCAATAGGAACATATGCTTGTGTTATTGGTGCTGGAGGAGTTAGAAATACTGTTGGTGACAATGGGGTAGATAGTTCAATTACTTCATTAACAATATTAGCAAAAGGTGGCGGTGGTGGAGGCCATGCTAGCGCCGTTGGTGGAGCCAATGGAGGTTCAGGTGGAGGCGCAGGAGGAAATCAAGGAAGCAGTCCCGTTTCAGCTAGCGGAGGAAGTAAAGTTTCTGGTTCTGGAGGAACTGGCTATGGAAATGTTGGAGGTTCAACAACTGGAAACTCAAATGGCCAATATCCAGGAAATGCTGGTGGAGGTGGAGCAGGCGCTGCTGGAGGTAATGCAAACAACCCATCACAAGCTGGTTCTGGAGGATCAGGTGGTAGCGGGTTAAATACTTGGTCCACTTGGGCAAGTGTTACTTCAACAGGCGTTGGTGGGTTTTATGCAGGCGGCGGCGGTGGAGGTGCTGGACAGGGAGCTTATGGAGGAGGAATATCTTTTGGTGCTGGAGGTTCAGGAGGCGGTGGCGGAGTAGGAGGAAACGGATCTGCAAATACTGGTAGTGGTGGCGGTGGATCTATGAATGCTGGAATCTTTTCTTCTCCAGCGGGTGCTGGCGGATCAGGTTTAATTATTTTTAGATATACTAGATCTCAGGTGGGAGGATAATGGCAAACAAAGATTTTAAAGTAAAAAATAAACTACAAGTAGGTGGTATTACAACATCTGGTGTTGTAACTGCTGACTCAAATGGAAACATTGATTCCACCAGCGCCTTGCCTATTTCTAATGGGGGAACAGGAATAACAACATCTCCTACTTCAAATCAAACTCTTTATAGCCAATCAGGAACAACTTATGCACCAATAAATTTTTCTAGTTTGCCTGGAGTCGTTGGATCTGGAGACACTTCTTCCCGCCCAGCATCACCATCATCAGGGCAATTATATTATAATTCAGAAATAAATGAACTAGAAGTATATCATAGCGGTAATTGGTATATTTCAACTAAATCACCTTCCGCCCCAACCATTGGTACTCCTACAAATCAACCTTCAGGACGAGCTTATAATAATGGACAAGCATCAGTTGCTTTTACACCAGCAACAACTTCAGGTCCTGCAGGAAGTTTTACTGTTACTTCATCTCCTGGTTCTTACACCGCTAGCGGTACATCGTCACCAATAATTATTACTGGCCTTCAGTCAGCAACAGCATATACTTATACCGTATCTGCTGTTAATGGATATGGATCTTCAATATCATCTGCTAGTAGTTCTGTTACAGCAACTACTGTTCCACAAGCACCTACAATTGGTACAGCGACTGCAAGAAATGCAAGCGCAACTGTAACATATACAGCAGGTGCAACAGGTGGTTCTGCTGTTACAACATACACAGCAACTTCTTCTCCAGGCGGATTTACAGGAACTGGATCGTCACCAATTACTGTTTCAGGACTTACTAACGGAACAGCCTATACTTTTACGGTTACCGCAACTAATACAAATGGAACATCATTAGCAAGCTCTTCAAGCAACTCCGTAACACCTTTACTTTTATCAACAGTTACTGGTGGAACACTTACGGATGATGCCACTTATTACTACCGAAGATTTAATGCTAATGACACATTAACAGTATCTGATACAGCATTGGTTGCTGATTTTGTAGTTGTTTCTGGTGGTGGAGGTTCAGGGTCTCTTCAAGCATTGACAGCTGTTGGTGGTGGTAAATTCGCACGAACCGTTCCTGGCGGCGGCGGAGCAGGAGGCGTAACAGTATTTAGTGGTTTAACTGTACCAGTTGGAAATACAGCAATTACTATTGGCGCAGGTGGCAGTGGAGGCGGCGCTGGGGGAAATGGCTCAGGCTCCGATGCTAGTGGTCTTTGTGGCACATCAGGAGGCGGTAATGGAGTTGGCGCTCATACTGCAAACACTGGTGGTTCTGGAGGCGGTGGAGGAGCATATGCTGATGATAGAGATCCTGCTTACGGAACCGTTGCCCGTGGATTAGGAATTGCTGGTCAAGGTTACAATGGAGGAAATGGATTTTTTTCAGGCTCTACTTCATCCAATGCTCAAATGGGAGGCGGCGGAGGTGGAGGAGCAGGAGGAGTTGGCGGAAATGGAGGAGCTAATAGTAATGGCTCAGGAGGTCCAGCACTTAGCACATTCGCAGGAAGTTTTGGTTCTGGATCAGGTGGTAATAGTGGCGGTGCAGGTGCTGCCAATACAGGAAACGGTGGTGGCTCTGGCGGCGGTGGATCAGGAACTATAATTATGAGATATTTAAAAACTGCAGCAGTATAAGCATTTACAACAACTGCTTAAAATAGTAGAATAGGTACTATGAATCTAGTACAAAGATCAATATCTAATGGGGGAAAATTAGTTCCTCTTATTATTCCCGCCAAAGAAACGGGCGGGACAGGATTAATGAACCCCTCTATTTTTATAGATGATGATGGAGATATCCTATGTATATTAAGACATATAAACTATACACTATATCATTCTGAAAATGATCAAAGATTTCCTAGCGTATGGGGACCATTAGCATATTTACATCCAGAAGAAGATCAAAGGTTAGTAACAGATAACTACCTTTGCCGACTTGATAAAGATTTAAATATAATTAATTGGACATTAATTGATACAACTAAATTAGATGTTAAGCCAATATGGACATTTGTTGGTTTAGAAGATGCCAGACTTGTTAAATGGGGTGGCAAATATTATGCTACAGGAGTTCGCAGAGACACAACGACCAACGGAGTTGGTCGTATGGAATTATCAGAGTTAAAGATTGATAAGATTAAATGGACGGCTAAAGAGATATCACGAATTAGAATACCAGCCCCAATAGATGAAAATTCATACTGTGAAAAGAATTGGATGCCTATAATTGATAAACCATTCCATTATATTAAATGGACTTCTCCAACTGAGCTTGTAAAAACTTTTCCTAAGCTGCCTGCTCGTTGTGAACAAATAAGTCTTAAACAGGGCGTAGAGCCCGATACAGAACAACGTGGAGGATCTCAGATAATTAAATGGGGTAAATACTATATTGCCATTTCTCATGAAGTTGTTTTGTTTAAAAATTATATGAAGCAAAAGAATGGAACCTATAGACACCGCATATGTGTATGGAATGAAGATTTTGTTTTAGTGGGAGTTTCTCCTACAAATTGGGCTTTTCTAGATGGGCAGATTGAGTTTTGTGCAGGAGCTGCAGAACATGATGGCAACCTTTTAGTCAGTTTTGGATTTCAAGATAATGCAGCTTTTGTATTACAAGTTCCTGGTGAAGTTATTAATACAATGATTGAAGAGGCTTTAAATGTTTAAGTCAATAAATGATTTAGTTGTTGATCTTTCTAAAGATCCTTTTAATCCTATTTTAAGCTTTAAGATTGCAATGGAATATGAAAAGGCTGGACAAACAGCTTCTGCCGTTTCTTTCTATCTTCGTGCAGCAGAATATGGATATAACTCTCATCCAGAATATGTATACACATCTCTTTTAAAATCTGCTCAATGTTTTGAAAATCAAAAAAATCGTGAAAGCACCGTACATAACTTATTCTTAAAAGCTGTTGCATATATTCCAACAAGACCAGAGGCGTGGTTTCTTTTAGCAAGATACTGCGAAAGGGCAAAGCGTTGGCAAGAGGCATATACATTTTCTGAGACAGGTCTAATGTATACAAAAAATAAAGTAAACGCCCTTCCTACTTGGGTAGATTATCCAGGAGAGTACTGTTTGATATTTGAAAAAGCAGTTGCTGGTTGGTGGGTCGGCAGAAAAGATGAGTCATACGACTTGTTCCAAGAAATCCTTAAAAAAGATATAACGCATGGATACAGAACAGCAATTCTTGGCAATCTTAAATTATTTGAAACAAGAGAATATATTGATCCACTAGAACCAGTAGTAACTAATTTTCGTAAACACTTTGATAGTGATGCCCCTATAATTATAGATATTGGAACAAGAGATGGTGATGATGCTTACTATTTATATAAGAAATTAAATAGCACTAGGGTAATTGCTGTAGATGCTAATGTAAATGCTATTAGTCAAACAAAATCTAATTACCCTTGGATGGATATTATTTATACAGCTATTACAGAAAAAGACGGGCAAACTGATTTCCATATTGTTAATGGTGAAGATAAAGAATCTTCTGGTACATCTTCAGTATTTAATAAAGATAGATCTATTAGCCCCTCCCCAGAATACTATGCAGATAAGATACAGAAGATAACAGTCCCATCTACTCGTATGGACACCCTTCTATCAAATTTAGGGGTCAATGATAAGATAGATGTTGTAAAGGTAGATACAGAGGGATATAGCTGGCAAGTACTGCAAGGATTTGGGGACAGGCTAAAAGACGTTCGTTTATTTCATTTAGAGACTGAAAAAACTTCTGTCCATGATCACCACGTAACTACTGATAAGATTACAGAATTTATGAATAACAACGGATTTGCCCTAATAGACGTTTCATACGAATGGGGCTGGAATATTGAAGACCAGGTTTGGGTTAATAAGGCTTTAGTAATTAGGCACCCAGAGTGTTTTAGTTCTAAATGATTGTTATAATATTTAAGGTGGTATAATTTTAAAATGGGCTCAACATCAAAGGGTTTTAGTTTTCCCGCTTATTCAGATCCGCCAGATATTCCTGCGGACATTCAATTACTTGCACAAAATATTGATACATATTTAACAGCAAACCCAGGACCACAAGGAACTACTGGAACGCAGGGCACACAGGGCCTTCAAGGAACTACTGGAACACAGGGAACAACTGGAGCACAAGGTGCAACAGGAACCCAAGGAACAACTGGTACACAAGGAACAACTGGAGCACAAGGCGCAACAGGCACACAGGGTGAAACTGGTACACAAGGAACAACTGGTACTCAAGGAACAACTGGCGCACAAGGCACAACAGGTTCACAAGGTGAGACGGGTACACAGGGCGCAACGGGAACTCAAGGAACAACAGGAACTCAAGGTGTTGCTGGAACTGGTGTTGATATTTTAGGAACTTATGCAAGTTTAGGTGCGCTACAGTCTGCACATCCAACAGGAACTTTAGGTGATGCATACATAATCACTGGAGATCTTTATGTCTGGACTGGTTCTGCTTGGACTAACGTTGGTCCAATTCAAGGGTCTCAAGGAACAACTGGCACACAAGGTTCTACTGGATCACAAGGAACAACTGGAGCACAAGGCGCAACAGGCACACAGGGTGAAACTGGTTCACAAGGAACAACTGGTACACAAGGAACAACAGGCGCACAAGGCACAACAGGTTCACAAGGCGAAACAGGTACACAGGGCGCAACGGGATCTCAAGGAACAACTGGCCCACAAGGAACAACAGGCGCACAAGGCACAACAGGTTCACAGGGCGAAACAGGTACACAGGGCGCAACGGGATCTCAAGGAACAACTGGCCCACAAGGCATAACAGGCACACAGGGTGCAACAGGTACACAGGGTGCAACAGGCACACAGGGGGCAACTGGAGCGCAAGGAACAACTGGACCAGAAGGACCAGCAACTGTTCCTCAAAATACCAAAAGCGCTAGCTATACACTGCTTTCTTCAGATAACGGAAAATTTATTAGTATAACAACTGGTGGAATTACAGTTCCTGCATCAGTATTTACAGCTGGTCAAAATGTTGTTATATATAACAATTCTTCTTCTTCACAAACAATTACACAAGGATCTGGAGTTACAATGAGATTTGCATCGTTTCTAAGCACTGGAAATAGAACAATTCCTAGATATGGACTTGCAACAATACTTTGTGTTGACACGGATACATTTGTAATATCTGGCCCAGGACTGAGCTAACTATGACATATGCTGCTATGGCATTAGGTGTCAATACTAATGGCGGTCCAGAAATAACTGGTGGCGGAACAGTTACATCAGATTCAACATACTACTACAGAACATTTACATCTAGCGCAACAATAACAGTTCAAAACGGACCTATTGCATACGAGTCTATTTGTATCGCAGGAGGAGGCGGTGGAAACTTTCTGGGCGGTGGCGCTGGTGGAGCTGGTGGAGCTGGTGGATTTTTATATAATACTGGTAGCTTTTCTAACTTTACTTATTTTTTTAATATTGGAGCTGGCGGTCCTGGTAACTCTGAAGGATCTGGCGGACAAGGAAGTGATTCTATTTTTGATTCCTCAACAGCAAAGGGTGGAGGAATGGGGCCAAATTATTACTCAACATGGCCATTAGTTGGTGGCTCAGGCGGTGGCGGAATTGGTGAAAGCGGTTATAACACTGGAAGCAATGGAACATCTGGTCAAGGAAATAAAGGTGGGGATGCATCTCCTGTAAATTCTCAATCTTATGGTTATGTGGGATCAGCTGGCGGAGGTGGAGCAGGAGCAGTTGGATCAAACAATAGCGGAACAAATAATGCAAATGGAGGCAATGGTGGAAATGGAACAAACGCATATTCTTCTTGGGCATCTGTTACTTCAACTGGTGTTGGCGGTTATTATGCAGGCGGAGGTGGCGGTGGAGCTGTTTATGGATCAAAAGACAGCGTAGTCGGGGCTGATGGAACTGCTGGAACAGGAGGATTAGGCGGAGGAGGCAATGGCGGAAAATCTACATCTGGAAAACCAGGTTTTTCTTTAGGTACAGCTGGTGCAGCAAATACTGGCGGCGGTGGTGGTGCAGGTGGAGGATGGTATGAAATTATTGGTGGAAGCGGATCTGGTGGTGGTGGTTCTGGAAGAAATGGCGGATCAGGATTAATTATAATTAGATATCTTAAATCAGCAGTTGGTGGATAATGTCATATAGATCAACAATACTTTCAGATTATCCAATAGCCTACTATCCATTAGATGATCTTACAACTGTAGACATTGCAAACTATACATCTCTAGAATCAGAATATGCAACATATCAGGATATATTAGATGACCCAGCAATTTCTTCATACGCCAATATTTTTGGAGATTTAGCATATGATCATTCAGGGTGTGAGAATGATAGCTTTTATGCGGGGGATCCAGAAACAGATATTGTCCCAATTGTTGTAGGTAATTCAAGAGCAACAAAAATAACAAGTGCTAACTCTATTGAGTATGTTGTAACAAAAGATTATACTGCTACTACAACTACCAGCCAATTTGGAACATTAACTTCATCTGATAATGACTTCACATTAGAGGCATGGATTTATCCACAATTTACAACAACTAACGAGACAACAATTTTGGCGGATTCAACAGAGGATGTTGGTTTATTCTATGATAAAGGCAATATAACATTTAAGATAAACGCAGAGGTCTTATCTCATACCCTTTCCAATATAGACAAGGTTCATCACATTGTTGCTACATACAGCCCAACATTGATGTGCATTTATATAGATGGACAGCTTGTTTCTACAAGAACATTAAACAGATTTGTATTTACAAATACAACACTTTTATTAACAACTGGACCAACATTAGACTCAGATGATTACTTCCTAATTAATAGCGTAGGCATTTATAGATATGCCTTATCTGGATCACAGGTTCAAAATCATTATTTAGAGGCATCAGAAATATCCCCTATTCAGGTTGTAGATCCAGACAGCGGCGAGCTATTTGATCTATATGATAATAATATCTCAACTCAGTTTATCTATTCATATCCTGGAAATAAAACATGGGATTATTTTATAACTGATGACTTGTCATATAATGACTCAGAGCAATCGCTGTCCATTAAAAAAGCCACAGGTTCTAAGACTGTTGTTTTAACAGACTATATTTCATTACCATATGCAGCAGTTTTAGATTCATCAAAAATTGAATGGAGCGGAACAGAAGGAATAACAGTAGAAGTTTCAGTAGACGGATCAACATATCAAGAATGCGAGAATGGTCAGGTAATCCCTCAATTCACACTTGCAAGCTTTAATGGCAATAAGCAAGTTTATTTAAAGATAACTTTATCCACTACAGATAGCAGTAAGTATCTTCCTAAGATATTTGATCTTCAAATTAAATTCTATAATAATCAAATTGCCTATGCCTCTAATAGCGCATCTTATATTTCAACCTTAGAAGGGGTTTCTGGAGTAACTGTTTATGATGTTACGCTAGGAAACAGTAAGTTCCCTATTTTATCAAGAAATTCAAAGAACGGAATCAGGACGGTTCAAGATTCTGGATTCTATATTAATACAACATCTTCAGTTAGAACATTAGAGTTCTTCTACACCCCCTATTTGCTAACAGATAGCGGACTTGTTTCAACTATATCAACAGGCGGATATTCAGCATCAAATTACTCATGGAGAAATACTGGAACAATTAGTAAGTCCAATATCTCTGCAATCTATGTAAATGGGGTAAATAAGACATCCCAGACAAATGTTGCAAATGTGTTTAAATTAGGACAACTACATCATATTGTGATTGTGTTTACTAGTGCGGTTAGTGGCCAATTAAAGTTTGATTATTCATTATATGGATCAGTTCCTGGCCTATTCCAGAACTTGGCTATATACCCTTCTGCTTTTACCTCAACAAATGTAACCACTCACTATAACCTATACACATCTAATAGTGTTACCACCGTTTTAGATAACACCACTGCGTCCATGACCGTGACAGAAAACTCAGTAGACTACTACGATAATGACTGGATTGTGATACAAAACTCATAATTTTGTCATATAGCATGACAAAAAGCTGGACTTTGACACCAAAGAATGGTAAAATAAAATACTATGGAAATCAAAAGAGTCAATCAAACCGTAATTGAAGAAACCACGCTTGGTATATATGTGTGGGAAATGCCAGACGGAAGATGGATTGGCGATGATGATGGTAACTATTTATCAATAGCATCTCATAAAGGAAGCAAGGCAAACATGGCGGCTTTAGCGGCAGAGGTAGCATCCTTTGGAATTGATGTGGGTCAGCCTAAATTTTTATCTAACAGGCGCAAGATTGATGATGAGCAATTTGAATATCAGAAGGCAAGACTTGAGCAGGGCTTGATTCCTGACCCATTTGATATTGGTAATTATAAAGATGAGCTAGCGGCTTACAACAAGAAGAATCCAGTAATAGGTGGATCAGGGAGATAACTATGGAGTTCGTTCAGGATAATGATTTAGAGTCAACAGATAGAATTCAAATTTCTTCTGCATCTGACTTGTTTCAGCTAAAGAAAGAAAAGGATCATTCAGATCCATTTATGATGCAAGAAGATGATCTAAGAAAAGTATCTGGTCTAAGTTCTAGCTTCCGTCGCAAGATGGGAAGAGAATTGTCTAAGGCATTTATGGGTAGAGAAGAAACTGGAACACAGCAGAACCTACTACAGCAAGCTATAACTGGATATGCAATGTTTGACTTGGTTGAACCACCATATAACCAAGAGTACCTATCAAGAATTTATGAAATCTCAACTTACAACTATGCAGCAATTAATGCAAAGGTTGCAAATATTGTTGGGCTAGGTTATGACTTTACTGAGACAAGAAAAACAAACGATGCCTTCGACTCAATTACTGATGACAAGCAATTAGAAAGAGCAAGAAGAAAGCTTAATAAGTTAAAGCAAGATTTACAAATTTGGCTTGACTCAACAAATGATGAAGACACATTTACTCAAACACTTATTAAGGCGTACACAGATTTAGAGTCTACGGGAAACGGATATATTGAAATTAGCCGAACCACTGCAGGCAACATAGGATACATTGGACACATTCCGTCAAAGACAATGAGAGTTCGTCGCTTGCGTGATGGATTTATTCAATTGCTTTACGGCAAGGCTGTATTCTTCCGCAACTTTGGAGATGTAGATACAGAGAATCCGATTGCAGGAGGAGAAGATAGACCTAACGAAGTTATCCACCTAAAGAAGTACACTCCAACAAATAACTATTATGGAATCCCAGATATTATTGCAGCTCAGAACGCTTTAGCTGGAAATGAATTCGCTGGCAAATATAACCTAGACTACTTTGAAAACAAGGCGGTCCCAAGATATATTATTACAGTTAAGGGAGCAAAGCTTTCTCCAGAGTCAGAAAGAAAATTGCTTGAGTTCTTTCAGGTTGGATTAAGAGGAAAGAATCATAGATCTCTTTATATCCCACTTCCAGCAGATTCACCCGACTCAAAGGTTGAATTTAAGATGGACCCAATTGAGGCTGGAACTCAAGAATCTTCATTTAATCTTTACCGTAAGGCAAATAGAGATGAAATCCTATTAGCTCATCGTGTGCCAATTAATAAAATTGGAACTCCAGAGGGAGTTAATTTGGCGGTGGCAAGAGATGCCGATAAGACATTTAAAGAGCAGGTTTGCCGTCCAGCACAAATGACATTAGAGAAGAAATTAAATAAGATATTCGAAGAAAAGACAGATGCCCTTTCTCTTAAATTCAATGAATTAACTCTTACTGATGAGGATACTCAATCTAAGATTGATGAGAGATATTTAAGAATGCAGGTAATTACTCCTAATGAAGTCCGTATTCGAAAGGGAATGATCCCTATTGATGGCGGAGATGATATGGTTGAATTAAAGCCACAACAACAGGCTGAAATTAGAACACAAGCAAATAATACCCGTGTCCGAGAGCAACAAAGACAAGGAAATTCTCCAGATATCTCTGGTGAAGGACGAAATGCTCAGGGCGACGGCAGACAGGTTGAATAACTTTACTCAACCATTATTTGCCTTTTTATCTACAAATAGATAAAATTAAGCATATGAACATTGAAAAGTCTTTATGGTCTTCAAATGGCGACAACATCGTTTTGTCTGTGCCATTCACCAAAGTAAATCGTGAAAAAAGAACTGTGTCAGGTTTTGCAACATTAGACAATGTTGACCAAACTGGTGACATGGTTACATCAGAAGCAAGTATGAAAGCGTTTGAAAATTTCCGTGGAAACATTCGTGAGATGCATGGTCCAAACGCTGTAGGCAAGATGATTTCATTCAGACCAGAAACATACTATGATACAGAAACAAAAGAATTTTATAACGGAGTATATGTAGACGCATATGTTTCAAAGGGAGCACAGGATACTTGGGAGAAGGTTCTTGATGGAACCCTAGCAGGATTTTCAATCGGCGGAAAGATTACAGAGTCAGACAATGAAGTTAACAAGTCAACAGGTAAGCCAGTAAGATTTATTAAGGGCTACGAATTGATGGAACTATCAATTGTAGATTCACCAGCAAATGAACTTTGCAATATCTTGTCAATTCAAAAGATGAATGGACAAATGATTTTCAAGGGCATTGCAGTAGATGTCGTAACAGAGAATATTTTTTATTGCAAAGAAAGCGATTCTGTTTTTATCTCAACAGAAAAAACATATGAGTCTCCAATCACTGGAAAGCCAGCCGAACTAATCGGATGGGTAGAAAGCTCAGATGTTAACAAAGCAAAAGAGATAGATAAAATTCTTGATTTATACAAGTCAAGATCCACGTTGCCTGAAACACAAACAATTGCAAAACAGGCAAACGCAGAAGGAGGTAATGAAGTGTCAGAAAATACAGAAACCACTGCAGTTGAAGAGACTGTAGTAGAAGAAGCACCTGCTGTTGAAGAAACACCAGCTGCTGAAGAAGCTCCTGCAGAAGACGCAGTAGCAGACGCTTCTGCCGAAACTCTGGAAAAAGCAGCCGACGTATCAGAAGTTGAGGTTGATGAACCTGATTTTGCAAAGATGTTGGGCGATCTAAAAGGCTTTTTCTCAGAAACTCTAAGCAAGGCTACAGATGCAAATGCAGCACAGGTTAAGACTGTTACAGAAACAGTTGAGACTTTTAGCAAGAGCGTTGATAGCCGAATCACAGAGTTGGCAGAACAACACGCAGTCCTTTCAAAGGCTGTTGAAGATATCAGAAACACGATTGATGGCGTACAGAAGCGTGTCGATGCAGTAGAAGGTGAGACTGCAATTAAGAAGTCCTCAGACCTTGGCGGGTCTCAGGAAGTAAGTACAATCAAGAAATCAAAATGGAACGGTTCTTTCCTCGGTTCCGTAAACGAATTAATTAGATAAACAAAGGTAGGTGAAAATATATGAGCAATGAATTATTAGAAAAGTCAGTAGCTGCTAACACTAGCGTTACAGGTAACATGACAGGTTCTGCAGTAGCTACTACTGGAGTACACATTGGCTCTGAGGGTGAAGGTGGACTCCTTAACCCAGAGCAGTCAGCTCGCTTCCTTGACTATATGTTCGACGCAACCGTAATTGGTAAAGTCGCCCGTACAGTAAGAATGAAAGCAGACACAACAGAGATTGATCGTATGTCAGTAGGCGAGAAGCTTATGAAGCTCGCAACTGAAGCAGACGATACATCAGCTAACTCAGCTGTATCTTTCTCAAAGATTTCTTTGACAACAAAGAAGCTTCGTCTAGATTGGGAACTATCAACAGAGTCTCTAGAAGACAACATTGAGGGTCCAGATCTAGAAGATCACATCGCACGTATGATGGCAACACAGGCAGGTAACGACATTGAAGACGTAGTCCTAAATGGAGATACAACTCTAACAGGAGATGCATTGTACAAGTCATTTGACGGCGTTGTAAAGAAGGCAAAGGCATACGGTCACGTTGTAGACAACGGTGGATCAGCAGTTTCTCGTGCAGCATTTAACTCTGCATTGAAGGCTCTCCCACGTAAGTACAAGCAGCGTCGTGCTGACCTTCGCTTCCTAGTCGGATCAAACTTGATCCAAGACTTCCTATATGCAAACAGCATTGGTACTAACCAGACAATTCCACAGGATATTGCTTCAAGCATCATCCGTGGCGATGTACAGCCAGTCTCAGGACCAGCAGGTTACGTAGCACCTTATGCATTCGGTATTCCAATTGTTGAAGTTCCACTTCTTAACGAAGCACAGGACGGCGACTATTCAGGAGAGACAGGAAACCACGGAGATATCCACTTGACATTCCCTAACAACGTAGTTGTTGGAATCAAGCGTGATGTAACTGTTTACCGATTCTTCTGGCCACGTAAGGACTCAATTGAGTACACAATGTATACTCGTGTTGGTGTCCAGATCGAACAAGCAGATGCTTGGGTTGTTGTGAAGAACGTTAAAGTAGCTTCATAATTTAGGATTAAATCCGCAAGAAAGGCCCCCAATTAATTTTGGGGGCTTTTCATTTTAATTTACTAATGCTATAATTAATTGACCTAGAAAAAGGAGAATATAAGATGTCATTTGACACCCTAAAGGTAGCAGAACTAAAGAAAATTGCAGAGGACTTTGCAGTTGAAACAACAAGCTTAAAGAATAAAAACGATATTATTGCAGCCCTAACAGAAGAAGGCGTGACCTGGGCGGTATATGAGCAAACAGTTAAAAAGATTGAAGAAGAAGCAGAAGAGATTGAAGTAACGCCTAGATTCGATAAAAACCAGAAGATTACTGAAGATATGATTCTTGTTAGAATGACTAGAAATAACTTCCGCTATGATATTATGGGACACACATTCACAAAAGATCACCCATTTGTAGCAATGTCTTCGGACAAGGCTCAAGCGATCTTTGATAAAGAGGAGGGTTTTAGACCAGCTACACCAAAGGAAGCTCAAGACTTCTATAGCTAATCTAAAACATAAATAATGGCAGAGATATACAAGGATCAAACATCACCTATCAAGACTAAAATATTTTGGGCAGGTGAAATTGTTGATGCAGATGACGATTTAGTTTCTGCCGCTATTTACGACATAACAGAAGATAAGACAATTTCCCCATCGGTTAATCCAAATACTGTTCTTGTAACATTATCTGCGACAAAGCTTGAGACAGACATTGGTACCTATCAAATTGTTATACCTTTTCAGTATTGTCAAAGAAATAGAAAGTTTAAGATTGTCTGGTCATATGAAGTTGGCGGAGTAGAGGCATCTCATATTTACTATACAGATGTAGTTACTCCTTATGCAAACATGGCCGATATTCTAGAAGAGCTAAATATTGGAACAGACCCATCAGATCCAAACTATAAAACTTATCATGAGCTTCAAATGGCAGAAAAATATGCTAGAAAGCTAATTGAAGAATATTGCAATCAGTCTTTCTATCTTTATGATGATACGGAAATTGCATATGGCTCTGGTTCAGACGTACTAGCTCTTCCATATAGAATACATCAAATACATAAGCTTTATGAAAATGACGTTCTTGTTGTAGATAATATTAATTCAGAGAATAACTGGATATTCGAACCAGTAATTTCTGAATCTAATTTTGGAATTAGAGTAAACAGGCAAGACTTATTAGATAATGTAACTTATACAGCTAACGGATTAATTCCTCCATCAATTAATGATAGAGGATATTCAGGAGCATTTAGAGAAGATTTTAGATATGTTGTATCTGGAAGATTTGGCTGGCCAACAGTACCAGACAATGTTCAAGAGGCATCCTTAATTTTAATTCAGCAGTATTTTGACAGAGATACTGCATGGAGAAACAAATACGTTAAGAGTATAAGCACCTTCGACTGGAAGTTTGATTATATGGGAGGTGCCCATACTGGAACTGGAAATCTTTATGCAGATAAGCTTTTGGATGCATATGTAATTAGTGGAATGGCGACATTCTAAAATGGATATAATTTCATCAGTGTTGCCAATGCTGCTAGACGTTTACGTTCAAGCAGATACTCAAGATCCAGATACTGGTGCAATTGTAAAAGAGTTTCAATATAGAGCCACATTAAGCTGTCATGCAAAGGGAATTATTAGTAACTCCGCAACAGCAAGAAGTGGTGATAGACAGGTTATAGCTAATAAATATTCTAACGAGCAGATGATTCAAATTAGAACCATAGAAAAGTTAAATCTTAGACATAAGCTTACAGCAATCAGAGATAAGAATAATAACTATATATGGAAAGAGCTAAACTATCCAACAGAGTCACCAACCGTATTCGAGGTTATTGGAGTTACTCCTATGCTTGATCCATTTGGAACAATTGTTGGATACAGCACCGTAGCTAAAAGATCGGAGAATCAGGCAATTGGAGTCTAATGCAGCATTAGTATCTGTAGCCAGTGGATTAGAAAGATTAATGACTGGATCAAATACTTCCATCTTTAAAGACTCAACCGTTGCACAAATCTCTGCTACTGTTTATTATCAAGCTCAGGTTATGGCAAAATTAACATCAAATAAGAATTTTCAGAATAAATTTAACACAGTAATATTTAAACAAATAGAGGAAGACTTCGGTGCATATATAGACGCCAAGGCAAGAACGTCACCATTAGCACTACACCATGTTTATGAGTGGAAGAAAACTGGAAATCCAGGATCAAGACTATTTGAAATAAATAAGTTATCACAGGATGGATTGTCATTTAAGATTGGATATTCTTTTAAATTATCTAAATCAATGGTTCCAACAAGTAAGGGTAATCACAGACATGTATTTGCAAATAAAGCATCTGTTATGGAAGCTGGAATGCCCGTCATAATCCGCCCAAGGTCATCTGAGCGACTTGTATTCGATGTTGATGGTTCTACTGTCTTTATGCCCAAAGGGGCTTCAGTGACCGTTACAAAGCCTGGAGGGGTTAGAGTAAAAGATACCTTCGCAGTATCATATAAACATTTCTTTACAGGCAATTTAGTTAATTTATCAATCAAGAAATCTGGATTTCAAAGAATGTTTAATAGTTCAATTAGTAAAGCATTAAGTATCCCAATTGATATTAAGAGAGTTAAATATTCATTTTCTCCTAATACAGTCAGAGGGCAAGCAGACTTTGCTTTAACTTCAGCATTTGGAGGTGCATAATGGTTAATTATAAATTAGACGCAATGCTTGAATTACGAAAGTACATTTGGAAGCGGCTAAAAGATACAGAAATATTTAATGAGGATGATTACTATAGCGATAATATAGGAGAGATTACAGTTCCTATTATTCCCGTCCAGCAATTACCTGAGTTAAATCAATTCTTGAGCGGCAAGAAGCATATTGTCTATGACAAGATAGGAATGTCATATGAAGACCTGTGGGCTATATGCTGTGAGCAAATCCTATTTACAGTATATTCAACAGACATATCCGATATTAATGAGATTAGAAACTTCATGGTAGATGAATTTAGAAGGGTAGATGAGTCAGCAAGAGATGTTAATAACTGGACAGGCCTGTCAGATAAATTCCAGTTCTACAGCATATTCATCGCAGACATGTCCCCAACTGAGCCATCTCAGGAAATGCAAGGATTTTTGTCAACAGACATAATCTTAGAAATTAAGTATTCTAGATCTGCAGGAGCAGACGGCAGGTTCATTTAGTTTGCCTTTTTACCCAAAAAGGCCTATTATTATACCAAGAGGAAAGACAGCCTAGCCAGCTTTGATAGATTTTATTTATGATTTTGAAATAACAGGAGGTAAAAAATATGGCAATTTCAGCGCCAAATAACGCAAAGAATATTATCGTTGGTGCATCACCACTATTCCTTAGCGTTGCAACAACAGGAGACTCTTCACTGGACCCAACAGCGGGTTCAAATAAAGAAGCGTTTTCTTCATCAGCATCTTATACTACAACTTTAGATGCAGCAACAGCTAAGTGGAGAAATGTTGGATACACAAACAATGGTCTTCAGATTACATACAACCCAACTTATGGAAATGTAACAGTAGATCAGCTTCTTGATAGCGC